ATATTAAAACTAGTTTCTATGCAAGATATGACTAAACTAAGCAGGGATTAATAATGAAATTATCTGACTACATGCCTCAAGTACCCCAAATGCAACAGCAAATGGCGGATTTAAATAAACAAATTAGTCTTTTAGATGTTATGAAGTCTTCAGGTGAAACTGGGGCAGCACCGACAATTGGTCTTGACCAAGTAGTTAATACTTGGGTTCGTCATCAAATGGCTTATCGCCAGCAATTGGTACAAGATTTACAAACGGTTGCAATGTCTGTTGAAGAAATTAGAGGCCCTCTATCACATATTACAGGGGAAGTTTTTAGAAGAGGACTAGAAATTGTTCCTAAAGTTGAAAATCCTGATATTGAACAGAAAGAAAGATTACTGAATTGGCTAAAAGATTGTAATGTTTTTGACCAAAGTATGGAGGAAGTTCTTAGACAATTTCATTTTGATGTGAACTCTTTGGATGATGGGTTCTTGTATTTAGCTAGAGAATATAAAGATTCAGGAGATGGTAAGGTTACTTCTAGGCTTATAGAGATTAGAAGGCTAAACCCTGCGTTAGTAGAGTTTGACTTAGACCAAGCTGGATTACCTAAAAATACTCATTTCATTTGTCCTATACACAGAGAAGTTGTTCAAGAGTCTGCAGGAACTTGTGTGAAAGAAGACTGTAATGTTATTCTTCATCCTGCTATGTATAAGTATTATCACAGAAGTGCTCACATGTATTTTACCGATTCTGAAATGATACACTTATCTAAATTTTCTCCTTCTGAAACATATGGATGGTCACCAATATTAACTATATTTGAGAAGGCTTTGACCTTAGTGGGTATGGATAAAAACCTATATAGATATTTCTTTGAGAGAAAAATGCCCGCAAGTATGTTAATGGTAACTACAGATGACCCAGAGAGCCTACGTAGAGAACGGGAACACATTGCAGCCCAAACAAGACTAGACCCTAACTATATACCAATGGTAGCAGTGTCTGCTAGAAACCAAAGAGGTAGAGTAGACCTTGTAAGATTATTTCATAGTTTACAGGAAATGGATTACCTGCCTGTAAGAGAGGAAGTTAGAGAAAGAGTTGCAGCTATGTGGGGAGTTACTCCAGCATGGCAGGGTGCTCCAGAAGCTTTTGGTGGGTTATCTACACAAACTCAGCAATTAGTAGTAATGAGTCGTGTAGTTGAAGGAGACCAAAGATTATTTCAAGAAAAAGTAATTCCACAGTTATTAGAGGCTTTTGGTATTACAGACTATACTATAAATCTACCGCAACCAGAAGAGAAAGCTGAAAACACTCGTCTAGCCTTTGCACAACAAAAAATATCTATTATAAATCAATTTGCTACACTTGGCTTTGACATTAAATTAAAAGAACAAGATGTTCCAATATGGGAAGCAGATTTTATTATTAGTGGGGACGCTATGCCTACTGCAAAGATGGCAGCCGAACAGCAAGCATTAGGGCTTGAACAACAACGTCAGCAAATGCAAGCACAAGAAGAACAGATGCAACAGCAAGCTGATGCACAGGAATCTATGATGGAAGGCGGTGAAGAAGGACTACCTCCGGAAGAAGGTGGAGAAGAAATTCAAGCTATGGAAAAAGCCTATAAACCACCATCTCAAAGGAAATTCAAAGGAAGAACTGGCGGTATTACACCGGACTGGCACGATAAAGGTCACCCTGATGAAGAAAGAGATATAGACGAATATGCAGAAGCAAGGGAAAAGAATAGTACCTTAAGAGCTAATTTGTCACTTTCTAAGTCTTGGATTGAATCATTGCTTCAAAAAGGATTTACCTCCCCTCTTATAAAAGAAGTTTCCCCCGATATGTCACAGATGTGGTTCTCAGAAAACAATATAGACTATGTAGCTCAATTGTCCAGCGAGGGCGTAACTACAATTGAAAAAGCTATATTTGGAGACCCAACAAGATTTAGTAGAAATAAACAAGAAAGACCTAAACCTACTAAGCCAACAGAGACAAATATAGATGAAAACTACTAGCATTACTGAATTATATAAATTCGTAAAAAAAGAAAAAGAAACTTCTGAGCAGTCTTATGCATACTCAGATAAGGAATTAAAAGATGCTCAAACGCTAGCTGACTCTATTATTGAGGGTTATAATGACCAAGGGGTTGAGTATGACAAGTTTTTTAATCCTACTGATGATGGAGATTTTTATACTGCAGAAGAATTGGGATTAGATGAAAAAGATATTTCTAAAGCTGAAGACGAACAGCAGAATATTGCTACTAAGACACCTGCTTCTGGGGGATTTGTAAGTACACAAACTCATATCCCTGACAACGCTATCTACATTAAAGACCAACCAGCTCCCAAGGGTACTCCTACTTATCAAGGACCTAAGGGAGGAGAATATTGGATAGAAAGACTTGATGAGGGAACTGCATTAGGCAGCCATGGAGACAAAGAAACTCAAGCTACCATCAAAAAGTGGCGAAATTTTATAACTAATGATGGTAAAAACAGGGCTAGATACGCAAAATTTAAACCTAAATTTGAACAATCAGGAGGAAGTTTAGACCTTAAAGTTCCAACCTATAAAGTAGATTTAGGAAAGGGAGTCAAAATAGATGATGTTCCATGGGAGGTGGTTTTAAATGCTTCTGCAGGAACTACCCCTACAGGGAAGGCAAGACCTTTGATTCCTAAAGATGCTACTTCTGTGTATATTTCAACAGACAGTCGAGTCCCAATACAAGCAATGTATAAGAAAAAAGATGTAAAGGGGATGCAATTAATTTTTTCTAGTGAATATTTACACAGCAAAGCTGCTCAAAACTATTCTAATCATAAAACAGATATTCCAAAAATTAGAGAGCTTTCAAATAGTTTGGATAAAAAACTTATAACAGACTTATCCGAAGAAGAAAAAGTTATTTCGGTAGCTTCACATTTACCTATTCGACATGGAAGTTCTGATAATAAGGGGGAAACTGGGGTAGGGCTTGTATCATTACGTAAAAAACATGTTCAACTTATGGGTGGGACTGCCAAATTAGACTTCATAGGAAAGTCAAAGATTCCACAATCTTATATTTCTACAAACCCTAGAGTCATTGAAATTTTAAAAGATAAATTAGAGGGTAAGGGGGATAATGATAGAGTCTTTGATACAACCCAAGGAAAAAATAATGCTTACTTAAAAAAAGCTACCGGTTCTAGAACTGCTCATGTACATAACTTTAGGCATGAAGCAGCTACAAAAGCTGCAGAAAAATCTGTAGAAGAATTTAATAATGCGGGAGAATCTATGACGCTAGTAGAAGCTCAAAAGGTTATAGGAAAAACAGCCGCTGAAGTGCTAGGACATAAAAAAGAAACTAAAAAAAATAGTGGGGATTATCAAGTAGATTCATCAACTACATGGGACCACTATATTCACCCGGAAGTTATTCATGGAGTGAATAGAAATTTAATTACTGATTGGAATGAGAATATATCTAAAGGATGGTTTACAAACCCTAGAGGTTCTACCGATAGTAAGCGTAAAGGGAAAATATATAAAGACTTGCAGAAACAAAAATCTGAAGAGATAAAGCATGACTTACTATTACCGAGAGGTGAGACTAAGGTTCTTCGAGCCACTGACATGGAGGGCGGACCAAGTTATGACAGAGGATTATTTGTAAAATTATTAGATGATGGGGGATATGATGTAGCTTATTGGTATAATACATTAGACGAAATATATCCTATTGAAATATTAGTGGATGGTGAATCAGTGAAAAAAGATGCTAAAAAAGTGACCTTTAAATTTCATCCTGAGTTAGAAAAATTATTGAAAGAGAATGGTGGTGGCGGAGGAAACGGTGGTGGCGGTGGTGCCGCAACCTCTGGTTCTTTCGGTAGTGGTGGAGGCACTGTTTTCACATCTACTAATTCTGGTATATTTTCTCCAACATACGGGGGTAGAGGTAAGAAGAAACGAAAAAAAAGAACTGGTATTGAACGTTTAGGACTTTTTGTTGACAATAGAACACCTCAGAAAAAAATGGAAAAAAGTACAGACTTTACTTTAGAGTTAGTAAATTGGGCAAGAAAGGCTTTAATAAAAGATGAAGTTAAGTTTCGACAACAATCTAGTGGGGAAGACATTAACCCTCAAACAAAAGAGACAGAAGGACTAACAAATCCCGTAGAGTTTGATGCTACAACGGATAGGATGGCTGCTATAGAACAAAATGACATGGAACGTAAAATTCGTATGCTAGATGACAATGAGGATATAAAAACTAATGACCGTGGGGAACAAGGAGATGCTGGTGAAGCAGCTCCAGCAGGACTTGAGATTCAATTAGGTATGACTTCTAATTATGGTTCAGGACCAGAAAGAGGACCATTAGTAACAGGTGGATATAAAGATAAAAAGAAAGGAGAAATAGAAGAAATGGAGGAGGACGAACAGGATAGTCCTTTTGTATAGAGATTGAAGAAGAACAGACTATATACAAATCTGTGTCCAAAGTGTACTGGGCATATGTATAAAAATCAAGATAAGGACTTACAGTGTCTTACATGTGGTAAGATATTAGTAGTCAAGATAAGGAGAAACTATGATACCCGAGCAGGCAAAATCAGAGATAATAAGAAGGAGGGCTCTAGGAGCCACGTGGACAGCGATAGCGAAATGGATGAACGAGGAACACGGGACCCAGACGCATCGAACAACGATTCAACGTTGGTACGACAGCGAAGTTTGGGAAGCTCAAGAAGAACAAGCCTTACATCCCGAAGATAGTTTAGCGGAACGAATAAAACTTGATAAGAAAGTAGCCACATATAAAAGTGAAGCAACTTTTTATAAGAAGTTATATAATTCATCCTTGAAAGATGATACAAAGAAAGAGCTTATTGTTGAAACCATTCAAGAGTTTACTAAAGCTTTTCCATCAGTCCCTTTAAAACACCTAGACAAAACAGACAAAACACCATTTGGGCAACAAACTCAAATTATGGTAGCCCCCCTATCAGATACACATGTTGGGGAGCAGGTCTACAAAGAACAAATGAGGGGATTGAACGAGTATAACTTTGATATATTTAATAAAAGAATGTATGGATGGGCAAATCAAATACTAAAGCTAGCTGCATTCCGTAGACAAGCTGCCCCTATAGATGAACTAATAGTTCCTATGTTAGGTGACATGATTAGTGGAGACATTCATGATGAGTTAGCTCGGTCTAATATGGCTAACTGTATGGAGCAAATGATTAGAGGAGCAAGTATTATTGCTCAAGCTTTGATGTATATGGCACCACACTTCACAAAGATTACAGTACCTTGTGTTGTTGGTAATCATGGGCGTATGACTAGAAAACCCCCTATGAAAGATAAGTATATGGATTGGGATTATATGCTTTATCAATGGATTGCATCATTTTGTAAAAACCAAGATAATTTAAAATTCCATATTCCTAGAAGTTTCTTAACTACCTTTAATATTCATGATAAGGTAGTTCTTATAATGCATGGAGATTCTGTATCAGGTGCCGGCAGCAGTGGTTCAATCACAGGAGCTGTAGCTAAACTTCGAAGTGTCTTTCAATATAGAAAGGCTTTACAAAGAGAAATTGAAGAGGCTATGGATGATGATTCAAAAATAGAATTTGACAGTGTAATGATTGGTCATTTCCATCGTATAGATGAGATAGACATAGGTACAGGTCAATTACTTATCTGTGGCACAATGAAGGGACCGGATGAGTTTGCATTACAGAGATTACATGCTGCTACCCCACCTAAACAAATTGTCACATATTGGCATCCAAAGGCTGGTTATATTAGTAGAGACATTATTTATTTGAATCGTTACGATAAGAGTAAACGAAAGTTTATAGACAAAATCCCAGAAAAATGGACGGATTTATCTAATACATCAGTATAATAAATCTATGAGACAGAAACAGAGAAAAAAACCCAAAGGAGAAACTATGCGAAAAGCTGAAAGAAAACTCCACCAAATGAGGCGAAAGGCTGTTGAAGGATTTGCCAACAAGGTTTTTGAATTAGCCCAGAAAAAAGTTCCGGTTGGGGATGGGGAGCTTAGAGATTCTGCTGTTAGTCCCGTATTAGAATATGGATTCAAACCTAGAATAGGTAATTATGTTACAGGCTTTAGAATTGAATATACTGCGGAACATGCAAAGAAAGTTCACGACAGACAGAGTGGAGCTGAGAGGCCCACCAGCAATTATATTCAAGACTCCGCCAGTGTAAAGCAACATGACCGTACCTATACAGGTAAGGGTGGACGAAGAAAACAAACCATTCAAGTAGAGTACCCGAGAGGGAGAAACTTTGGTTCTGGGAGAGAAGTGGTTTATTGGAAAGATAAACAGAATACTAGAAACAGAGTGGATGGTAATTTTAAATTTTACACTAGACCTATTAGGGAAGTTCTGGGAGACGCAGAAGGTTGGTTACAATCTGCTTATGAGGAAACATTCAACCAATTAAATATGAGAACTAAAATATTTTTAGGACTACCCAAAACAATGACGATAACCGATTAGGAGGAGAACAGAAATGGATATAAGTAAAGTAACAATAACACAAGAATATATCATAGCCAGACATTCTAAAATGGTGGGCAAGGTATTGGATTTAGTAGAAGCATCACTGCCAGAAGGCAATCAATGTGACAAACTCAAAAAACTTTTACAAATTCCTTTATATGATTTTCGTAATGAAATGATACAACTAGACTCTAAAGGCTTACCTGATTCGGAATAAATTCCACCCAGTATAATATAAATTAGCCTTCTTTAGTAGAATTTTTCGATTTCCGTAGTATAATAAATTAGCGTTAAATATAACGTTATATTTCTTTCCATAAATTAAAAAGGTCGGATGGCTAAGACCAACCTTTTATGATAAATGTTAAGAACAACTAATCATAGGAGGTAAAATACTATGGCAGAAATCTCAGACAAAATTGAGAAGCAAATGGAAGGTACTAACCTAGCCCTTGCTGCTGTAGCCGAAGTCCTACAAAAGATGGACGGACGTTTGGCAAAGGAAGAGGAAGACGATGAAGAGGCAAAACGAGAAGACGAAATGCAAAAAGCACAAGCTAATCTCGTTAAATCTGTAGCTTCAGAAGTAGTCAAAATATTAAAAGCTGATGGTGAAGGTGGCAGCTATGCTGGTACTGACATAAGCGGTGGAGATAGAAAGGCTAAACCTACAGGTAGTACACCCCAAACTGCGGATGATTCAGAATCAGATGCTGGAATAGATTCAAAAATTGAAGACCAGCAAAATACAATTCAAGCCGCTGACATGGGCGATGACGAAGATGACAAAAAAGAAAAGGGTATGTATAAAGGTCACAACGGTCATGATGATGGTGACAAGGAAGAGAAAGGAATGTATAAGGACGAAAGCGAAGCTGCTGACGAGCCTGTAGAAGAGAAGGGAATGGACGAAGATGACGATGACATGGAGAAAATGCAGAAGCAAATAGAATCTTTGAAGAAGCAACTAGCTGACTCACAGACAAATATGCAAAAAGCAGTTCAAAATGAATCTGAAGACAGACTAAGAAAAATGGGATTCAGAGAGGAAACTGGACTACAAGCTCCAAAAGTAGTAAATGGACTAGGTGTTGATGGAATAGCACCAATCCAAAAATCTGCTGCAGTGGACACTCCAGACCAACTTGCTCAACTTTCTTATTCTGAATTAAGAAAAATGCAACATAATATAGAAACTGGTAACACTGATGGTGTTCCTAGGGAACTATTAGGACAATAAATAAAACAAACTATAGGAGATTATAAACATGGCTAATCCAAGTTTATCGGAATATCTTGCTCAGTCTCAACGAGGACTGTATCAGTCTGTATTCGGACCTGAATACTTACAGAAACAATCCTACTTTACA